AACGTGTCGTTGATGCCGTAGCTGTAGTTGTTCTGCGAGTCCGGGATGAAGCGGTTGACGACCCTGGCCGTCTCACCCGCACGAACCCAGCCCAGGAACTCCTCCGTGGTGGTGAAGGTGAGACGCTCCGCCGCGAAGGCGTACTCCTGCCGCTCTCGCTGCGCGCGACTCAACGCCATCGGAACGGTCGTCAACGAGGTGTCGTTGATGAACTCTGCGTAGATGCCGCCGTTGGGACCCGCATACAGTGACTGAGAGGCGAAGTCGTTCGCCTGCGCGACCACCGGCACCTGGTAATCGTACCAGAGCCTGATGGTCACGCCGTTGGCCGGGGTGGAACCCGGACTGACCGTGAGGAACCACTGCCCGTTGGCGTTCTGCGCCACCTGCCAGGTCGAGGTCGAGGTGGTGTTTGCCTGCACCAGGTCGACAGACGTCTTGCGGCTGCCGACGTACAGCACCAACGCCCCGTTGGGCGTGTGACGCAGCGGCCAGGAACGTTGGACGCCATTGGCCTTCCACGTGTCAGTCGGCGTCTGAGTCGGCGCCGTCGAGTGGCCGATGACCTGGGTGGAGCCCTGGACCAGCACCCGGTTGCGCACCGAGGTGCCGTCCCACTCGTAACCGAAGCTCTGCCCGACGTAGAAGTGTGCCTCCGTGAGAGAGCCTCCGCCGGCGGCGGTGGGACTCGTGGTGAAGGTCACCCCGGACGCGATGGCGGTGGTGGCGTCACAGAAGTGCAGCGCGCGGTTCTCGTCCACGTACCACCCGAACGGGGTGACGATACCCGCCAGCTGCGCCAGCTTACGGAAGGCGTTGGAGAGCGTGGTGTAGTTGAGGATGAAGCTGGCCAGCTGCGGGCCGGGGGCGACGAAGCCTCCGGCCGCCACCGTCTTGGCGGTGATGCCGCACCGTGCCTGGTTGACCAGGGAGATGACGATCTGGTCGACCGTCTGGCCGAAGAAGTTGCCGTGGACGATCGCGTTGTCCGCGTAGAACGTGTAGTCGGTGCACTGCAGGTTCCACTCGTTGCGGGTGGGGCTCGTGACGTCCATCACCGGGTCGTTGCACACCCCGGCGAAGAGCACCTGACCGGCGGTGTTGTCGGTCAGCTTCACCTGGCTGAGCACCGGGATGTAGAAGTTGGGCGTGGTGACATACTCGTCCACCAGCACGAACAACCCGGTGTCACCCTGACGGCCGAAGTTCTGGGTGATCGACATCTGGTTCTCGGTGCCGGCCCAGGCGAGGTTGCCCGTGTAGTCGGTGAGTGAGCCACCGGGCGGGGTGACGGTGAACGTGAGGCTCGGGTGTGCGACCACGTGTCACATCCTGATGCGCACGCCGCCACCGGGCAGGATCCGGGTGGCGACCCGGCGACCCACTCGGTCAGCCAGCTGGTCCATCGCCTGCTCGCCGATGATCTGCGCCCCCTTGAAGTCGTTCTGGATGACCAGGACGGTGCCTGTGGATCCTCGGGTGAGTCCTGCGACCGAGGATCCGAGCCCGAGACCACCGATCCCGGCGAGGTTGGTGCCAGGCGCGCCGCTCATCTGATGCACGGCGGCGCCGGTTACCTGAGCCATGGCGGCGGTCACGTTGCCCTTGCCGCTCAGGATACCCTTCGCGAGCAGCTTCGTGATGTTTGCGCCACCGATCTCCGGGGCACCGGCACCGGAGAGCGGGCCCTTCTTCGCCGGGGACCACGGCACGTGGTCCTTGATGGTGCCGACGACCCCGCTGATGGCGTCGGTGACGCCACCGATCATCGACTTGATGCCGCTGATGAGGCCCTTGATGATGTTCTTGCCGGCGTCGTAGAGCAGCGTGCCGAAGTTCTTCGTGACGTCCTTGATGGCCTTGACGACGTCACTAAATGCCTGGGTGACGAGCTTCTTGAGATCCTTCCACGCCCGACCCCAGTGACCGGTGATGACGTCCAGGATGACACCGATGGTGTTCTCGATGAGGTGCATGAAGGTGGTGGCCGTGCCGGAGATCACCGCCCACACCAGCTTGAAGCTGTCTCGCATGGCGTCCCATGCGATCTTCCACGCCGACTTCAGCAGGCTGAGGAACGGCTTGAACGAGCCGTCGTAGAACGCCTTCGCCGCGGTCTGGATGGCGATCCACATGGCGTGCCACACCTGCGCGATCTCGTCGCTGTGCTGCTTCCACCAGTCGATGAGCTCTCGGATGCGGTCCTTGATCCACTGGATCACGTTGTCGTTGAACCACTTGGCCGCGTCCTGGACCGTCTTCACCAGGGTGTTCCACGCGTCGCTGAACTGCTTCTGGTGGGAGCTGAACCACCCGAAGAGGTCGTTGATCGCCGTCTGCACCGCGGGCACGACGTTCTTGCTGAACCACTGGATGGTGACGGCAACCGCCTTGAACGTGGCGTCCCACGCCGTCTTGAGCCCCTTGCCGATCGCGTCCATGATCGTACGGAAGCGCTCGGAGTGGGTGTAGGCGTAGGCCAGCGCGACGCCGAGCGCGATGATGGCGAGCACCACCAGCCCGACTGTGCTGGTGAGCACGGTGATGACGCCACCGATGACGGTGATGATCGCCGCCAGGGCACCCAACGCGATCAGTGACGTGAGCACGATGGCGGTAAGCTTCTGGTGGTGGCTGATCCAGTTCGCCATGGGACCGACGATCTTGCCGATCCAGCCAGCAGCCTGGGTCAACACCGGGATGAACGCGGTGCCGATGGCGATGCCAGCGTTGTGGATGGCGGTCTTGAGCTGGTCCATCTTGAAGCCGAGGGTGTCCTGGACCGCACCGAAGCCCTCGACGTGGCCACCAGCCTCGGTGGCCGCCTCACCGATGCCCTTGATCGCCGCGTTGACGTCCTTGGTGTTCTCACCGGTGGACATCAGCGCGACCTGGAAGCCGGTGGCCGTGCCCATCAGCTTCTTCAGCGCCTCGTTGTAGGTCTGCCCGACCTTGGGGGCCTCCGTCTGAGCGATGCCGGAGAGCCACTGCATGGTGCCCGCCAGACCACGGGTGCCGAGGCTCGCCTGCACGTCGTGGCTCGTGATGCCGAAGAGCTTGAACTCCTTCGACATGACGTTGGTGGGCGCCGCCAGGGAGCGCATCGCGTTGGCGATGTTCATCGCGGAGCGCTGAGCCGTCATGCCGTGGGCGGTCATGTTGGCGAGCACGCCGACCACGTCGTTGAGCTTGAGACCCAGGGAGGAGGCGAACGGCAGCACGTTGTTCATCGCGCTGGAGAGGTTCTGGAAGTTCGTCTTACCGAAGGCGACGGCCTTGATGAGCTGACTGGTGGCCAGACCGGCCATGTCTGCGCTGTAGTGGTAGTCCTTGATGACGTCGGTGACGGCGCCGGCGACGGTGCCGAACTCCGCACCCTCGATCTTGGCGCCCTCGGTGGCGGCGGCGAGCACCTTGAGACCGTCTGCGCCATGGTAGCCGGCGGACTCCACGACGTACATATTCTTCGCGACGTCATCCGCCATGACACCGGTGGCGTTGGAGACGTTGATGATGCCGCGACGGACCAGCTCGAGGTTCTTCGCCTGCTCACCCGCGGAGGTGACCAGACGGGTGGTGAGGGTCTGGAAGCTGGTGGCAGCCTTGACGGAGCCGTAGACGATGGCTGCCGCCGCGACACCCACCGCCATCATCGCGTTGTTGGCGGTGCGAAAGCCGCTGGCGGAGGCGGCAGCGGCGGCGCCGGCGCCACGCGTCGACGTTCCGGCGGCTGCCGCGGTTGAGGCGGCGGTGCCGGCGGCGACCGCTTGCCTGGCCTCCGCGGCCTGCAGGTCGGTCGCCGCGGTGGCGGCCTCACGCTGCGCCACCGACAGTCGTCGGTAGGCGGCAGCCTGCGCGTCCATGACGGCGGTGTCGTTGCCGCCGGTGACGATCATCTGCTGGTGCAGGGCGAGCAGCTCCCGCTCCGCCCCCGCCTGCTCCATCGTGGCGATGCGCAGGCGAGTCTGAGCGGCGCCCAGGTTGGCGGTGGCGACAGCCGCGGCGTCGGCACCGGAGGCGGTCTGCAGGAAGCTCTCGTCCATGGCCGTACCTGCGGTGCGGGCAGACGCAGCTGCCCGCTCGGAGGTGGCGCTGAACTGGGTCAGGGTCGCGTCGACGTGCTCCATGACGCCTGAGATGCGGTCACGCGCCTCGAGAATGGCGAGAATCGTGAACGCCTCACCGCTGGCCATGCTGTGCCCTCCCTCGCTGGCTCTGCGCCTCCTCCTCCCGGCTGGTCAGCTGCAGGAAGGTGAGATAGTCCTCAACCTCACGCCACGGACGCCTCTCCAGGTCCTCCAGGCGCATACCCAGGCGTTGCCAGAGCTGTTGCTCCAGCCAGAACGTCCCCAGTGACCGCGGGCTGCTCTCCCCCAGTTGACCCGACCGGATCGCCGCCGTCGCGTGAATCAGGAAACTGACGCCGCTCCCCGCTGGACGCCGGGGCGTTCAGCTCGTCGACGACCTTCCAGATGCGGTCGAACTCCGGACCGGGCAGCTGTCGCACGCTCTGCAGGTTGATCGGCCACACACGTCCGTTGTCGTCGTCCAGGTTCCAGGAGACGATCGACGCCACCACCATCAGCTGACGGTAGCCGGCGACGTCCATGTCCATCACGACGTCGGAACCGTTGACGCGCTGGCGCCCCTGGAGCACCTGCTCCGCCTTGGTCTTGTCGCCCTGGGAGACGTACTCCCGGATCTCCACCCAGTAGCCGCGGGCGGGGTCACCGACGGTGACCTTCTGGGTGCCGGAGTACGCGGAGAGAAAGCCCATCGCAGCCTCTTCTAGTATGGCAGGTACACGGTGTTCGACACCGTGGCCTGGATGGTGTACTGGTTGGTGCCGCTCAGTGGGCGGCTGGCCTCGTAGGAGAGCGTGGACATGACCACGTCCTCCATCTTGAGGTCGTTGGAGTACTTGTTGAGCACGATCTGCGGCATGTTGACGGTGATCGTGCCCTGGGAGGCCGGGTGGATCAGGCTGAAGCTGAAGGCACCCAGGGTGCCGTTCGCCATCCGGGTGAAGTCACCGTAGGTGGCGTCGTTCAGGCTGTCGAACACCAGGTCGATCGAGCCGCTGGCGTGCAGCGTCACCGGGGTGATGAAGGACGGGCCGTGGAAGTTGGAGTACGTGTACGTCTCCTTCAGCCCGTTCTCGATGCTGATGGCCGTGTTGCTGACCTCGGTACGCAACGTGTCGAAGACGTTGAGGTTCGCCTCCGCGAAGACGAACGGCATCTCGTCCACGACGCTGACCTCGGTCGGACTGTCGAGCACGGCGACCGAGCGGCCGATCATCTCCATGCTCATCTCGACGGCGGTGTTGCCGACGGGCGCCTTGAGGTCGAACTTGTTGGCGCGGCACCCGGCGAACTGCAGCGACTGGAAGCCACCGATGTTCTTCTCCACCGTCAACGAGGCGAGGGTGTTCTGCTCGTTGATGGTGTGGGTGTACGGGTCGGTGACGATGGTGACCTGCGCCGCACTCGCGTGAGCGAAGTTCAACGCGACGTCCAGGGTCAGCGTGTTGGTCGCCACGTTCGTGACCTTGCGCACCTCAGACGTCTTGGTGCCGCTGACGCTGTTGACGTCGATCTGAATGATCGTGTCGACCGTGATGCCGGTCGCGGAGGTGACGGTAACGGTGGTGTCGCTCACCGAGGACGGGGCACTGAGCGTGGTCGTGGTGCCGCTGACCGCGGCGTCGCCGCTCGCGTGCGCAAACGAGAGCGCGTCGGCGACCGTCACCGAGGTGCCGGTGAGACCGGAGATGAGCCGCGCCTCCTGCTGCCCACCGCTGCCGACGATGACCTGCTGCCCGATGGCGAAGCCGGTGGCGGAGGTGACGCTGAAGGTGACGGCACCCACCGCGGTGGAGGCGCTCAAGGTGGTTGTGCTGGGGGTCGCGACGGTGCCGTAGACGCCCCACCCGGTGATCGAGTCGGCGCCGATGGAGGCGACCATGACCTCCATGGCGTTGGAGGGGAAGATCGGCCCGTGGATGGTGCCCTGGAACTTCGCCTCGCCGTAGAGGTTGTAGACCTGCAGGTCACGCAGGTTCTGCATCAGGTGCGGCGAGAACCAGCCCGGGTCCTCCTCCATGGTGTTGCTGAGCATGGGGAGGAAGGTGTTGGCCGCAACCGGGGTGCCGAAGACCGCCTCCTTCGCAAACCCGGTCGCGGAGAGTGACCCGTACTTCTCGGTGATCGTGGGGTACGCCACAGACCTCCTTCGTTCAGCTGTCGGCGGCGACGTCAGCTGACTCGCCGGTGGTGTCTGGGGTGTCCTCGGTCTCAGGTACCGGGTCGGGCTCAGGAGTCGGGTCAGGCGTGAGGAACGTGTTCAACGACGGCGTGTGATCGGCCACCGGCTCACTCGTCTCCACCTCGAGGACGTCCGCGCGAGCCAGGAAGCCGGGGGCCTCCTCGTCCGTCACGGTGAACTCGTCGCCCGGTGACACGTCACCGACCCCGGTGTGGGTGAACGTCACCCGGGTCGTTCCGACGTAGCGTAGCCTCACGTTACACACCCTCCATCGCGCTCACAACGACGTTTCGCATCCTGCCTTCGATCGCCGCTGAGCTGCCGCGCAACGCCGTCTCGGGAAAGGGGTTGGCCCGGGCACCGGGGTGCTGGACCCGGTACCGGTAGTAGTGGTTGCCACCCTGCTCCCAGTGCAGGATGCGGGCGGTTCGTGGCTCGATGACGTGAGGCGGGGTGCCGCGGATCACGTAGCCGGCGTACGGCACCCGGGAGATGACCTCCACGCTGGCCGTGGTCGCGGTGACCGTGGGTTTGAACGTGATGGAGTCTCGCAGCCGCCCGTTGCCGGCGTCCTTCTTGCCGACGGGGGCAGCCGCCCGAACCGCGCTGGCCATCGCCTGACCGGTCTCCGTCGCCCAGCGAGAGGCGACGGTGTGCCAGCGCCAGCGCGTAGCGAATCCCTGGTCGTTGCGCTCGATGTTGATGCTGATCACGCCTGCACCGCCTCGTAGACGTCGAGCCCGAGCCTCGCCGCGTAGTAGAGCATACGCAACGTGGCTGGCGTGCGCTCGGGTGGGTACTCCAGCTCGAAGTCCTCACCGATGGCGAGGATCTGGCTTCTGACGCCGGTCACCTGGTCCTGGATGAAGAGCGGCATCACCGTCGTCCAGGTCTTGTTCATGATGGCGTCGATGATGACCGGCATCTCCTGGTCCACGGTCGGGCTGTCCGGCACCGTCTCATAGGTGATGTAGACGTCCACGAGCCAGTTGAGCCGCTTGAAGCCGGGGCCGCGTGGCGCGGTCTGGCGCTGGCCACGGAGACGGGCACCCTGGACGTACGCCTTCGGCCGGTCGATGTCCTCCACCGTCGGGGGCGTGATGTACGCCTCCAGGGGGGCACCGCCACCCGGAATGGGGAGGTCATGAAGCAGGTCACGCACGTAGGTCTGCACGGAGTTGAGCGGCATCAGATCACCCGCCTGTACGGCGTGAGAAGCTCTCGGTACTGCAGCTTGAGGTCATCCACGCCGTGGCCGCCAACCGTCTGAGAACCCGGCAGGTTCTGGATGCTGACGCTGGTGATGCCCGCGTCCAGGGCCTGCGTGGTGGCCGCCAGGATGGTCGCCCACATCACGTCCTGCGGCAACGACGAGACGATGAGGTTGGCCGGGTGGTTCGCGGTGATCGGTGACGCCAGGGTGAGGGTGCCGGGTCCAGCTGCCGCGGTGCCGCCTCCGTTGGGGAGCGTGTACGGCGTGTTGGCAGCCACTGAGGTGACGCTAATCACCTCGGTGGCTTCCCCATCGTAGATGAAGGCGCTGGCGCCGGTGAACCCGGTGACGTCATCCACCGGGAGCGTGGTCGCCCCGGCGTTGACCTCCGCGGTGAGACCCGCGTGAGGCCACCCGTTGACGTATGAGGCGGCGAACCGGTAGCCGTTGCGACCGAGACCCCACCCCGCGTAGCCCGGCGCCAACGTGATCGTCTGGCCACCGGCGCCGCCGGAGCCGGACGGCACGTAGGAGCCGTAGACGCCGATGGGTGGATTCTCCACGTCCCACATCCCCTGAGCCAGCTGGGTCCACTGTCGGGGGAAGACGGCGTTGGCAGCCACCTGCACCGCCAGGATCTCCGTGACCGGCCACCGGCTGAGGATCCACCGCACGTTGCCGGTGGATTGCTCCACGTTGATGCGGTAGTCACCGGGACCGGAGCGCTGCTCGCTGTCGATGGTGGCTCGAAGCGCCTGGTTGCACCAGCCGTCCACGATGGTGGTCGCTCGCCAGCAGATGTTGGTCTGCTCCGCCAGCTGCTGCGCGGTGGTGGCCTTCGGGAACGGGATGATGGACCAGGAGATGCCGGTCGGCGCGTTGACGATCATGTCAGGGTTGACGTACGGGGTCGCCATCACGCCTCCTCATCCTTGAGCTGTCGGGCACACTTGGCGCACAGCCACCGCTCCTCGAGCCACGTGCCGTGTCGGTCACAGAACGCGTTGGTGCAGTCCTGACAGTTGCCGACCGGGACGCGCCGACCGTGGCCGGAACACAGCGCGCACCGGTGTCGTCGCCTCATTCGTCACGTCCCGGTGGTCGTCAGCCCTGGTTCTGCTGGGCCTGCTGGATGAGAGAGATCTGCTCCGCCTTGGAGCGCGCCGTCGGTGCGCCCACCTGGCTGGCGATCTCCTTGAGGGTCGCGAGAGACGTCGTCTCCGGGTCCAGGTTGGCCAGGTCAATCTTCGGCTCAGAGGCGGGCTCAGCCCGCTGAGTGCCCGCCTCGGGGGTGACCGGGTCGTCCCCCGCCGTGACCTCCGCGACCGGGGCCTTGCCGACGCCGTCGTTGAGGTCCGCGCCGCACTCCCCGCAGAACTTCACCGTTGCGGTGTTGCGGTGCCCGTTACGGCACAGGAGGAGCGGCTGACTCGTCAACTGCTGCGGGACGCTGCCGGCCATGATCTGCGCCAGCTGAGCGATGGCGCCCGGCAGGTCACCGAGCTTGGCCAGGTCGTTGAGCGCGCTCGCCATCGTGGACTGCTGCTCCAGCTGCCCGCGACGCTCGACGTCGAGTCGGATGTTCGTCTCGTCCGGGGTCTCCGGCACGCCCTCCGGCGTACCTGCCCACAGTGAGTTTCCGCGCAGGTGATCCTCACACCCGCCGTGGCACGTGAGTGCCCAGACCTTGACGGGTGCACCCTTGACCACGGGTCGGGTGTGGGCCTCGCCACAGCCTCCGTGATCCGGGGAGATGGACACCGCGCACACGTCGTTGCGCGCCCAAACGGTCATGGCAACCTGCCTTCTGATTAGATCGAGGTGGTTTCGGCGCCGCACCTGGGACACGTGGTGTTCCACGCGTTCCAGGTACGGTTGCAGGTGGTGCAGCGCTGCCCGCGCTTCGTGCCGAAGGACTGGGAGCCCTTGGCCGAGATGAAGTCCTGCTGGCCGTACTGCCCGGTGTTGATGGCGCTCGCGTGCCGGTCGTCCACGGTGACTGAGCCGCCCGCACGCTCAGCGGTGTACTTCGTGCCGTCCTTGCAGTCGAACCCGGTGCATCCGGGTGGCAGCTGGACCTTCGTGGGCATCGCGCCCTCCTTAGCCTGTGGTGGAGATGAGGGCACCGACGACCGCGGTACCCGAGGAGATGGCGTACAGGTTCGTCGCGGCGGAGCCCGGGAAACCCGGCACCGTGACCGTGGCACCGGCAGGCAGCGGGAAGCCGTTGGTGCTGCTCACGGCATCGGTGACACCGACGTACGCGGGGTCGGTGCCGGTGTTGCTGAGGATCACCGTGGCTGGACCGGGCGGCACCACGGTGACCAGGGCCACCTCAGTCGTCACGGTGACAGGCACCGGAACGGTGATCACGTGATCACGTCCCGCTGACGACGGTGACGACCCCACCCGCGCTGCGCGCGAGCTGGCCGAACTTGACGCCGGTGGCGTGGTCGAACTGCAGCGCGGAGATCACGACGCTGGTGCCGGTCGAGCCGGCGCCGACGGTGACGACCTCGCTGCTGTTGCCGTCCTCGATGAAGACGATCATGCCCGCGGTGAACGAGGCGCCGCCGGAGGCGACGGTGAGCGCGGTGTCGCTGGCGCTGGCGTCCGCGCTGAGGGTGTCGGTGGGTGAGGCAACCGACGCGAGGCCGCTCACCGCGTACAGCGACACCGTGGTGTCCAGCAGCTGGATCGTCTGACCCGCCGCGAGTGGCAACCCGGTGGCCGCGGTGACGCCACTCTGACCCAGGAAGATCGTTGAGGTGCCGGCGTTGGTGATGATGGCGGTGCTGGTGTGCGCCTGCGGCGAGTAGATCACCGTGGGTGCGGTGGAGATGGGAACCGTGGTGGACATCGGCTTCCTTCGCGATGAGGGTGGGGCCGTCCCGAGGACGGCCCCGACCGACGTGTTAGACGGTGGCGTCGACCGTCGCCAGACCCACCTCGACGGTGGTGCTGCCGGAGTTGGTGATGGCGTAGAGGTCGCCGGTGGTGTCGCCCTTGACGTGGCTGTAGCCGTAGATGGTCAGCTGCTGGCCGGGACCCAGGGTCAGGCCGGTCGTGGTGACCGAGGCGATGCCGACGTGGCACGCGACGGTGCCGGTGTTGACGATCGTCACGTTGGTGAGGAGGGCACCCGTCGCGTAGAGTGACGACGTGGTGTCGAAGATCTTGGTAGCGCCCGTGGTGACCGTGGTGGTCTGCACGCTACCCGAGGCGAAGATGGCCATGGAGCCGTCCTTCCGGGGAGGCGGCCCGGCACCCTCGTGCCGGGCCGCGTGTTCGACTTAGCTGAACGGCGTGGTGTCCGAGACCTGCAGACCCTGGATGAGGCCGGAGTACTGCGGGGCGTGCGAGACGAGCGCGCCGTACATGAAGATCGAATACCGGAAGGTCGCGTCGATGACCGGCCAGGCGATGGACACGTAGTCCTGCACCATGGTCATCTCCCACGCGTTGGCCACGTTGGTCCACGTCTGCGGGAGCTGGTAGGTCATGAGCATCGCGGTGCCCTGGGTCAGCCAGGGGTGAACCACGAGCTTCAGGATCGATCGGGTGATCGGGTTCTGGAACTCGGAGACGGCCGCACCGACGCGGACGCCGGGCACCTCGCTCTGCTCCAGGAAGAGGCGGTAGTTCGTGGCTGAACCCTGCGCGATGACGTCGTTCGAGAGGCGCATGATGTCGCCACCCTCGCCGACGATCTCGGCCGGGTCCGCGCGGAACGAGCCGGGGTTGTTGCTGCCGCTGTCGTCCCACAGCTGCTGCAGCGCGGTGTACAGCACGTTGTAGTTCAGGTGCTGGCCGACGCTCGCGTTGTAGTAGCCACCCTGCCACTGTGACGGGTAGATGCCGGCTGAGGCCGACTTACCCGCCAGGGTCGGGATGATGCCCTCCATGCGGGTGCCGGAACCGGTACCGGTGTCCGCGGCGGGCTTGCTGACCGCGCCCGGCAAGGTGCCACCCTGCAGCGTGTACTTGGTGCCACCGACGTTGGTCGCCAGCAGGTAGTAGCTGCTGCCGTCGTAGCCGTAGATGTCGTACGACAGGGCACCCGCGACCGGCGCGATGGTGACGTCGACGACGTTGCCGGCGCTGACGCTGAAGCTGCCGGAGTTCGAGGAACCCGCGGTGCCGCCGTAGTAGTTTTTGGCGACGACGGCGACGTTGGTGATCGAGGTGTTGAGCGCGGTCTCGTTCGAGCCGGCCGCGCGCACCGAGGCGGTCGGGGCACCCGGCGTGCTCAGCGGCACGCTGGTGGCCGCCAGCATCTGGTACTCCTCGCCCAGCATCATCTCCTGGAGGAGGATCAGGTTGGCGAGCGCGGAGATGTCCTCGAAGCCCTGACCGGCGAACTGCGCCAGCCACGAGAGCGACTCGGTGAGACCGAAGAAGCGGTACGGGACGTTGAGTTGGACCTCGGTCTGCGAGCCGGTGCCCGGCAGGTTGAGCGGCCAGTTGGTGCTGGCCAGGCTCGCGCCGCTGCTCTGGACGAGCTCGGGGATCGAGATGTCGACGACACCCTGGCCGCCGGTCTGCGAGCCGGAGATGCCGGTGAACACGCGCTCGATGCGGCTCGTGCCCTGGCCGGCCGGACGCGGCAGCTTGT